ATGGAAATATTAGGTGGTATGACTACCCATTCTACTAAAAATGAGTTCTCAATTATATGTGATCTTCTATATTGGGCTAACGCAGAGGGCCAAGAATCAGCATCATTGAATGCGCTGGGTGTGGCCGAGAAGATATATGACCAATTTAGCCTAACAACAATTAACGACCTTGTCTTTAAGTGCACAGTCACCCTAGCACCTGGAGACGGGGAACTTTCAAGCAAAAATATGCTAGCTATTCCTATACGGATTATACTCAGATGTGAAAAAGACGTTAGAAGATAGAGGTGTTAAAACATGGTAGATAGATATTTCCAATTTGAAACCAAATCTGACTTTACTTCAGAATCATTTGGTGCTTTTGGTGCAAACGACCACAAGCTAGATGTTTCAGGTGAAGACATTACTGGTGATCATCAATATATTTATCCTATGACTACAACTGGTAGAACAAAGAGAGATCGTATTACAGGTCCAAAGAAATTTGGAGGCCCAATCGATACTCCAATATTTGCCAGTGGCGCAACATCCTTACTATATTATGGATTAGGTACGTGTACAACTACAACAAACACTCCAACAACATCACACAACTCACATGCCCTAACTAAAGGTAAAACAATTCCTTACTTTAGAGCAGCAGTTGGTCGTGATCTTGCAGAACATCAATATGTTGGTGGTATTGTAAATAGTTTTACACTTGATTATTCCCCAACTGAAGTATTAACAGGTTCATTCGATGTGATCTTCAGAAAGGAACTTTCTCCTTTAGGTACTTTAAAAACAGATAGCGAAGCTTCATTCTTCCCAGATTATTCTGGTGCAGAAAGAACTTTCGGTGGTGCAGAAGTTAGTACATTAATTGATGGAACAGACCAAGGCGATTGCTTTGAATCTGTATCAATTGAAGTAAATAACAATGTGTCAGATGACATATACTGTCTTGGATCTGCTTACCTTTCAGCTGGTGTAGTTACCGGCTTAGAAGTAACTGGATCTTTTGATTTGTTGTATGATGCAACCACACGTTATACTGATTGGTTAGATGGTACATTTAGACAGTTTGAGCTCAGAGCAACTCACGGTACAGGAACTACCGAGAGAAGAGTCTGGACCGATCTGCCAAAGTTATCATTTGATACCAACAAATTACCTACTGATAATATCGAAAGGTACGTGCAAACCGTTGACTTTACTGCACAAAACGATAGTAATGGTGATCCAATTATCATTACTGTTGCTAATGCAGAAACCAACGCACAGTTCACAGGATAATAGGTGATAAATATGAATCCAACATTGCAAAAACTTAAAGGTAAAAACCAAGTTAAATTTGTAACAAAGGATTCTGAATTAGGGGAACTGGAGTGGGTAATTAAACCCATTCCTTTTACTCTTTTATTGGAAAACTTTGACAAATTTGAAGGCTTACCCGAAGAGAAAAGTGCGCTCGATCTCGACAGCGAAACTGCCAAAAAATTACAGAAACAGATTTACCCATTAATGAGGGCAATTATTCCAAAGTGTATAGTTGAACCAAGAATTAGTGAAACTGAACCTGTCCCAGATGATTGTCTCTTTATTGATGACATACCATTCAATTCTGTAGTTGAAATATTCAACAAAGTAGTTGAAATTACTGGCTTAGATAAAGCTGGGGAAGAAGCCCGAAAAAAATTGCAAGCGACCCAATCGGCCAATCAATAGGATCTTTATGTATGGCTGTTCCATCATGCATGCCTCATGAAATTCTTGGATATGACAAAGATGATGTTTATGGTACTTTACTATCAATATCAATAATCTCAGAAGTCTCTAAGAAACAGGAACAAGCAATGCACAAAACTTCCAATTCGGCCAAACAGAACTCACGAAGAGATAGGATGAAACGAAAAAACCCAGGATATGTTTAGATGGCAATTAATTTAAATATTTTAGCAGCGGTAAAAGGATTAAATAATCTTAAGAAAGTTGAAGCTTCCTTAAAGACTATTCGTACACAAG